GATATTGTACACGGTATTCTAGATTATCCTGGATTTCTAGAAAAGACTCATCAAGTTGCTCATAAACACAAGTCGAAAACGAATCGATCTAAAGATTAGGCTTCTTATAATAAGAATGGGCGATACAATTATTGGTGTCCAATTTGGCATTGCCAACCCTGATGACATCCTTTCTAGGAGTGTTGTCGAAGTCAAGACTGATAAAACGTATCAAGGAGATGTACCTGCTGTAGGTGGTGTCTTTGATCCGAGATTTGGTGTTACTGAACAAGGTAAAGCATGTCCTACATGTAAGCAGACTCATCTGCTATGTCCCGGACATTTTGGACACATTCGTCTAGCTCGTCCTGTGTACCTCTATCAATTTATTGAAGTTATTCAAAAAGTATTGGCTGTAGTCTGTATTTCCTGTAGCAATCCTTATTTGCCCGATGATTATTTGGAAGATTTGGAAAAGACGTATAAAGGAACTCAACGTTTTAACGCTGTTCGTGAAGCAACTACTACTTACAAAGAACGTGATTTGAAAGAATCTTCGTCTTGTGGCCATTGTGGATCTCAACTCATCAAAAAAGTGGCACGTGCTGATGGAAATGTCACTGCCCTCCAAGCCGTAACCTACAAAGATGATTCTGAACCTTTTCGTCTACAACCTGAACTTGTTTTGAGATGTTTTCAACGTATTACTGATAGACATATTGATCTTATTGGATTTAATCCTAAATTTTCACGACCAGATTGGATGATGTGTACAGTTCTGGCTGTTCCTCCGCTGACTGTACGTCCTTCCGTAGTAATGGAAGATAATCAGAGATCTGAAGATGATCTGACGCATAAGTTGATCGACATCATTCGCCAAAATAATGCTCTTCGTGACAAGATTGACAAGGGTGAATCTGGTGACATCATTAACAAGTTTACGGATCTGCTACAAATCCATGTAGCTACCTATGTGGATAACGATATCAAAGGTATGCCTCCGGCCGCTCAACGTTCTGGTCGTCCCCTGAAAACACTGAAAGCACGTTTTGGAGCAAAAGATGGACGCGTACGTGGAAATCTGATGGGTAAACGTGTAGATTTCTCAGCACGTTCTGTAATTACTCCTGATCCTAACATTGATGTGGATCAGTTAGGTGTTCCTGAAGAAATCGCAAGTAATCTAACTTTTCCTGAAATTGTAACTAAATTTAATCGTGATCGTCTACTATTGTATGTCCGTAATGGCCCTGAAAAATATCCAGGAGCTAAAACTGTAGAATTCAAAGCTGATGGACGTCGTATGCATCTAGGATTTCTAAATCGTGAAACTGTAGATCTCAAAGAAGGAGACATTGTACATCGTCATCTTGTAGATGATGACGTAGTTCTATTCAATCGTCAACCTTCTCTGCATAAAATGTCTATGATGTGTCATCGTATTCGTGTTCTACCTTATTCCACTTTCCGTCTGAACGTTTCTGCAACTAAACCGTATAATGCTGATTTTGATGGTGACGAAATGAATATGCACGTTCCTCAAAGTGTTACATCAGCTACTGAACTAAAAATGATCGCTTCTTTGCTTCGACAAATCATTTCTCCTCGTACATCTGAACCTATTATTCAATTGTTTCAAGATACGTTGACTGGTGTATTCCGTATTTCTGATGACTCAGTTGCTGTTCCTGAACATCTGGCAATGAATATGATGGCACGTATGAAACGTCCTCTAGAATCTTTTAAGAGAATGGATAAACCTGTTTCAGGAAAAGATATTATTTCTACTGCATTTCCTCTCATCAATTTCAAAGCAGGATCTGTGGAAGTAAAAGATGGACGAGTCGTTTCAGGACGTCTTAACAAGGGTGCTTTCAGCAAAGCTTCCAAAGGTATTATTCACAATATCTTCAATGATTTTGGTCATGAACGTGCTGGTGAGTTCATCAACTCTGTACAAAATGTCGTAACTAAATTTAATTTGTTTTCTGGATTTTCAACTGGTCCTTCTGATTTGATTGCGAATGTGGAAACGGCAAAGACAATTGAAGGTGCTCTACAAAAAGGTAAAGAAGAAGTTGCTCGTATTCTGTCGGACATGCATTCAGGAAGATTCGTGAATAATGAAGGTAGGTCAAATGGTGAAGAACTAGAATTGCGTATTACAAGAGCATTAGGTGATATTAATACAACTATTGGCAATGAATCAATTAAAAGTTTGGATCCGCAAAATAGAATGCTTCAAATGACTTCTAAAGGTGCTGGATCAAAAGGTTCTGAACTAAACATTACTCAGATGATGGCTTTGCTAGGTCAACAGATTGTCGATGGTAAACGTATTCAGTACACTATGGACAATCGTACTCTGCCACATTTTGCTAAATTTGATGATGGTCCTGAATCTCGTGGATTCGTTGAAAATTCATTCATTTCAGGAATTCGTCCAACTGAATTCTTCTTTCACGCTATGGGTGGACGTGAAGGTCTGATTGATACAGCTGTAAAAACTTCCGATACTGGTTACATTCAACGTAAACTTGTGAAACTGATGGAAGATATTCATGTTGATCAAGATCATACTGTTCGTGATATCAACGGATGCATTGTTCAGTTCACGTATTCTGAAGATGGCATTGATTCAACGTGTGTAGAAAATCATGATTGTGACTTAGCTGTATTAACTATGGAGCAGGTGTACGCTTCCTTTGCGTGTACTCGTGATGAGTATAAGGCAGTATGTACAGATGTGTCTGAAGACCCTCCAGATCTAATTGAACAAATTTTGGAAGATCGTCGTATTCTTGTTCATCATGTATTTCGTTACCAGAACAAGACTGAAATTCGCGGTCCTGTCCATCTTGTCCGATTGATTTCCAAGTATCGTAACCCGTATTCTGTAAAAACTGATCTGTCTCCTGAATATGTGGTCTCAGAACTAGAAAAACTATGTAAGACTCAGTTCATTCAATCAAATAAACTCTTTCATATTTTGTTACGATTCTTTCTTGCTCCACGCAAGTCTATTATCCTGTACAGACTATCAAAAGAACTATTTGATGAACTTGTATCTGAAATCAAGTATAAGTATATTCAGTCTCTAGTTCATCCCGGTGAGATGGTAGGTCCTTTGGCCGCTCAATCTATTGGCGAACCTACTACCCAACTTACATTGAATACTTTCCACACTGCAGGTACTACGAAAGCAAATGCTACTCAAGGTGTTCCTCGTATTCGTGAACTTTTGGATGTATCTGAAAATCCTAAGAATCCTTCAAATGTAATTTATCTCAAACCTGAACTTTCTTTGTCCCAAGCTAATGCTCTGAGTGCTATGAAGATGATCCAGAAAACTACTTTGCGAGATATCACAAAATCTGTTCGTATTTATTATGATCCTAATCCTGTATCATCAGATACTGCAGTTCAAGAAGATCGTGAAATCCTAAAAGATTTTGAAAAGTTTTCATTGACTCAGAGTACTTGTGTATCTCCATGGATTATGCGTTTGGAACTAGATGATCAGAAAATCGCAGAACGTCGTGTAATTGATATGACATTGATCCAATCTCGTATTGAAAATAATAAAGTTTTGAAAGTATTCGATTGTGTACATTCTGATGTGAATGCTCAAAAACTTGTTCTCCGAATTACATTTGGTATTGATGTTATCAAAAACGCCTTGTCACTCAGATTTGTTGAAGATAAACTGCTTGACACTATTCTGACTGGAGTTGATGGAATTGGTCGTGTATTCCCTCGTGAAGTTAATGATGAATTGGTGTACGATGAAAAAGTTGGTGGTTACCGTCCTATGAAACAACATGTTTTGGACTCAGAAGGATCTAATTTATTGGAACTGTTTACTAAAGAAAATGTTGATGCTACTCGTACATTCTCTGATGTTATTCATGAAGTGCTTGACGTATTCGGTATCGAAACGGCTCGCATGACATTGTACGAAGAACTGATGAAAGTTTTCGTTACAGAATACATTAATTATCATCATGTATGTCTGCTTGTTGACGCAATGACTTATCATGGCCATTTTGTAGAAATTAATCGATTCGGTATGTCAAAACTGGATAACGGTGTTCTTGCTAAATCTTCTTTTGAACAGACGTCAGAGATCTTGTTTGAAGCTGCAGTCTCAGGAGAATTTGATACTATGCGTGGTGTTTCTGCCAACATTATGTTTGGACAAGTTCCTCCTTGTGGTACTGGATTTGTTGATATTCTTGTTGATGAATCAAGAATGCCTGAAGGTGATGATGAAGTTGATGTTTCTGAAGCTGATCTGAAACACGCGAATGAACTTGTACAATCACAAGAAGAGAAAGATAAAGCAGAAGGTGAATGTCGTCTAGAAGATATCGTGATGGCTTGGTAATTATTTAATAAATCTTATAAGATCGCCAATAACAAACATTCCTGTTAAACCATCACCATTTTTACGAAATAAAAATAATACAAGAAATACTCCTCCAATTACAAGTCCGGTATACAAGATAGGATTACTTGTATGAACTTGCATATACGGATACAACCAATATACAATCGCCCAAATACCACCTGCTAAAAAAAGAAGAGGAACAATAATATTGAGAACTTCCATTTACCATTTCTTAGAGTAAATTTTTACCTTAAGAAATGGGGTTTGATTATTTACGAAGATATGGAAATTGTACATAAAACTCTTCACGTTTTTGAATAGCCTCATCAAGTTTTTGCTGAATTGTCAACTTTTTTGATGATGTACCTTTCCATTTAATCTTCTCTGTTTTCAAATCGATACCAAATCTATCACCGTGAGCACCATTTGCTTTCACATACCAAATATGTGTTGGTATTTCAGTTATTCCTTCAGGAAGTGTAGCAGTTCTTGCTTTTGGTTTTTTATTTAAGTTCTGTTGTGATTGTGTAACAAGACGCAAATTCTCTTTGCGGTTATCTAGACCATCGCGATTAATATGATCAATTGACATTTTGGCGCCTTTTCCTGGAAACACAATATTATTCATAATAAAATTATGTAGGTAAATTAGTTTTGTCTCCCCATTTATTATTGTCTGAAGTGCTATGTAATGGCCATTTGAACTGCTATACCACTGTCTTGCCTTAACTCGTTCTAGATCATCTTTATCAATTTTAAACTTTACATGATTTCCTTTTGAAGTTAATGTTCCTTCAATATAATCATCAACTTCAGTATATACTATAGGAATGCCTTTTACTCCACCTCCAAGTTTTCTTTTTCTGCCTTCGTTCTCACCAGGAATATGAGTCATTGCTTGTGTCTCATATTGTTGGTTATTAGTTGTTTCCATTTTTATTGTATAAAAGTTAGTACCGTGTAAATCACTGGGCGGGAGCTTAGTTGGAATAAGCTAAACCGCCCATGCCAGACATCACACGAAGCACGTTGTAGTTCAGAGCGTACACACGAACCTGGGCAGTGTTGGTTCCCTGTACAGTGCTGACGGACACAGTGAGCTGTAGAGTGGCCTTGTCAATACGAGAAAAGTTGCACGTGCCAGAAGGCTGGTGTTCCTCGGGGCGTAGAGCGAAGGAGTACACGTTGATACCCGTGGAAGGAGTACGGGTGTGGTGCTGGTAAGGCTGTACGCGATCGAAGTAAGAACCTTCGCGATCCGTGAAACGATCCTGGCCGTTGAGCTGTAGCTTGCCAACTTCTACAGGGTTCTTGCCTTCGCAACGTACACCAGATGCCAGAATTACCTTGGCGAGCAGGTAGTTCACACCGGAATCGAAGGCATCTGCTGCACCGACAGAACCCTCACCACTTAGATCACCAGCGTAGGTTCCAACACCAGACGCATTTCCACCAAGCGGGCGACCACTTCCACCACTGGCTGCCGTTGCGGCATTGAGAACAGTCTGCGTAGAACCAGCAGAGCGACCTAGGAGAGACATAATCGTACCTTCCGTGGAGAAGTCATCGGAGTAGTTGAAAGGCTGCATGCCACCTACAGCGGATAGCCAAATGGGGTTAGAGCAATCTACGAAAGAATCACGCTGTACTACCCATAGAAGTTCCTTTACAGGGTGGTTAAAGTTGAGCTGGATCTTGTTGGAAGAAGAGGTAATAGACTCAGCACCAGTGTACTGTACCTGCTCGATGAGGTACTCGTGAGACTGCTGAGCGAAACGGCGACGCTCTTCCGTGTCTAGGTATACGTAGTCAACGTATAGAGAGCAGGCAGCCAGAGACTGGGCAGTGGGGCGTTTAGGCTCGAATGCAGCCTCAGCGTACACGCAGTTCTCCCAAGTCTCGAAGGTCACGTTGATACGCACTTCGTGGTACTGAAGAGCAATGAGAGGAATGGCAAGACCAGGGTTGCGGCAGAACCAGAACTGGAGGGGAATGTACAGGGTCTTGGCGGGGGTACCTGCACGAGTCTGGCAAGACTGGGTAATTTCAGTGGAAGAGCAGGTAGAATCTAGAGGCTCGCCGCCCTTGGTCTTCAGTAGCACTAGGTCGTGGGTGTTACCTACTAGGGAGTCTAGAGCAGTGATCTGACCAGCATCCGTGGTTAGCTGGGTCCAGATCTGCATCCAGTCACCATACTGACGATCAATACGCTGACCACCAATTTCAAGCTCTACCTGGTTGATCAGACGGTGACCAATGTAGCTCACCCAGCGGAAAGCATCGATGTTATTAAGCTGGGCACTCTGGTTAGTCAGATCGATCTGAGGAAGTACTACCTGTACATACGTGCGGAACATTAAGTCAGCGTTACGATTAATTACGGCAGTTACACGCTTGTTGAAGTCTGCCTGTCCATTAAAGGTCACTTCAATGGATTCCATGGCAAAGTTGGTATGGCGCTTGTAAAGAATCTTCCAGAAAGTAATTTGGGGATTACCGGAAATGTAGATATCCTGAGCACCATACGCTACTAACTGTAGAAGACCACCTGCCATTGTTTATGTCTTACAGCGAGAAAAAAATATGCACAAGAATTAATGTTCTGGTACTACCCGACGTCGAACCTTCTCGTGAATACTTTTTTGCGTTCTCTTGTTGTATTCGGAACTCTTGTCTTAAGTGGAGTTTCTTACTATAATGCGTATTGGGCTACCATTGTACACGATATTTTTTCCTTATCTTTAATGCCCCGTTGATCCAAAACCTCCAGATCCACGAGAATCAGGAGCGGGTGGAAGCTCATCAACTAGCTTGACACTTTCCCATGGCATCCAAGATTGTCGACACAATTGAAAATAACGAGTTCCATCTCCAATAAAAATATGATCAGAAGGTTCAATAACATCAACCTTTGCTTTCAGGGTTCCACGATAACCCATGTCAATCAATCCAATAGAATTAGAAAGTCTGAACGGCGAATTAGAAATAGATGAGCGAGGAACTAGGAGTAGCGGGTACGGATTACCATCGGAATCCGTTGCTGCGACTGTGATATCAAAATCAAAAGTTATCTGTTTAGACCATGGTCTAGATTGATTAATCATAGGAATATCAAATCCCGAATCAGTTGGTCTCCGAGAATTGATGAGGTTCTGAATGTGTACACGCATCTCGGGATTATCAGTTTTAATATGTAGCATTTATGCTATATATCTTGATCTGTTAAAATCTGTATGCTACCAAAAAACAGAGTACTGCAGAAGTTTGAATTACCAAAAGTTTCAAAGATTCGTACAGAGATAAACGTCCTAAAGAAAAGTTTAAGAGAACGAACAGTGGATTGAAATGTACCATAGATTCATGCGCGATCAACATAGCAGAGGTATACGCTAATCCGATAAAGTATGGATTATTGTGTGTCAACATTGCGGTAGCGCAAATAAGAAGAACTCCCATAAATTCTAAAAGTTCAGGAATCATTTGTTTAAAAGGTTCTTATTATTTTAGGTGTTCAAACCTTTCAATTAAAAATTCATGTTTTGGAGGTAGATTCGTATTTTTATCTATTGGAATAACTTCAAACTTTTTATCATCAAATAAATTTATGCCCTGTTTCATTCGTTCTTTTATCAGGGCTTCGTTGGTATATTTTTCAGAATTGTACTCTTGATGCGAAAAGTTCTTGATTTTATTAGAAATAAACTGTTCGTTACCAAAATAGGATAGATGCCATCCTCCTTGATTAAAAGCCACATTAAAAAATGACATTCTACATAATTCAAGATCTGGATGTTGTTTATAAAAAGAATAAGGAAACACTTTTGCTTTACACCAATTTCTATTGACAAGTGTAGTTAATCCGTAATAATAGAAGTCTTGTTTTAGGCAGTACAATGTATCCAACCCAGTTTTTTTTATACGTTCTAGAAGAATAGGATTAGGAATTTCATCTACATCAGACAGCAAGATAATATCTGAATCTTCTAACGAAGGAAACCCGCGAGAAATTGCTCGTCTTTGATGTTTCTCAAGATCCCATGCATTTTGAGATTCGGGCATGTCATCTACAATAATATGAATAATCTTATCGTGATATTTTGAAAACCGTTCTTTATTTTTTTGATACCAAAGATCTTTCGGCTTTCCAGAAAAGGTTCGTGTTGATTCGCATAGAATAAATCGATCAACGTAAGGATACAATACTTCTAACCGATAGTTTAACATATCAAGTTCATTGTAGAAAACAAATCCGTCTACAATCATTTAGTCTATAATGAACCGATCCGTGTAATCCGGAATATGATTAGTAACATCTGAAAATGATGGAGGCGAATACATCATTTGTACAATAAACCAACTGTCTCTTTGCTGAACATGATTCCACCATGTATCTATTGCAAAGGTTGTTTTTGGATAACGTTTGCGGAAAGGGATTATTCTTGGATCTATATTTTTTTTGTATAAGGCTAATCCCTCTTCATAATTCTGAAGAAGTCTTGTATAATAAGAAGAATTTACCAAATATGCTCCAGTTCCATAACATTTGGTTAATTTTAAAGAATCTTTATTATACAGAGGCCACATACCTCCTAAAACTATAGCATCGTAAGAAGTCATTTTTTCGTATAGGAGATCCCATTTCTCTTCTTTAAATACCATATCGTCTTCTAGGATCAGAACATTTTTCCATCCTAAGGAAATGGCCATTCTCAAGACAGCAATATGACTTTTTGTACATCCTATAGCACCTTCACGATCTCGGATCGCAGAAAATCTCTGGACATTCTGACAAGGAATCTTAGGCAATTCCTTCTCAATTTGTTGACGTCGATCAGTTCTATGATCTAAATTTATATACACAACTTGATCAATCATTAATTTCTACGAAGAAAATTTAAGGTATATGGTTTTATTACTTTTTCCGAAACTGTAGTTGATCCTTGAAAATAGAGTCCAGTTGTATCCATAGAAGGATCATTAAACCATTTTGATGGAAAATAAATTGGACGATTGGGATTCAGATAAGCACCCCACCATGAGAAACTAGAATTTGCACAGATACATCCTTTTGCTCGAGACATCAGTAATAGTGTGTCAACTTCAGATTCTTGAATAATAGGAATACCAGGAAATAAACTTGTGGCGTACGGAATATCATTTGTAAAAATCACGAAATTCTCTCCAGAATGTTTGTTAATACATTCTTTGTAATGCTGTTTCAAATCAACAAAATGAAAGGAGTTTCCAATATAATCTCCTCCTCGTACATGAATGAAAAATTTTCTTGAAATATCTGGATACTTTTGCAGTACAGATTCATCAAATGTTAATGAATCAATAAATTCTTGACGAACTGGATTCGTGTATTCCCATCTCTGAAAATATCCAATTAATTTTTGATTTCCAACTGTTCTATCAATCTTTGATTTCCAATCTTCATATGCTATTTTAGAATTCTCGTGAAGTGTACTACACGGTTTATTATCATAATATGGCTTCCATTTTGAAAATATAGTATCAAAATAGTTTTCTTTTGAATGTCCTCCGGGACTCTGCAAAGAATCAAGAAAAATATGATTTCCAGTTATTTGTCGGATATACAGCAAAAATGCTAATTGAAACATTTGGTTTCCAAGTCCTCCTTGTAAGTGAACGGTTATCCATTTGGGATTCATATTTAAAACATCATCCGTTCGATCATCTTTAATACTAGTCGCACCCTTTATATCCGAATAATCTGTTCGTTGAGATGCTAACGTAGGATATACTACAAACCAATTATCAGAACGCTGCAATTCGTGCCAGTATTGATCAATTGCATAAAAATCAGATTTATAATATTCTTTCTCTAACTTTTTTGAACCTTCTTCAAAATTAGCCAATAATGTTTGATAATACGATTGATCAACCAAATAAGCAGTTGTACAACAAGAATTGTAACAACGATACGTTTTATCAAATGATAGTGCTGTTCCCCCTAAAATAATCACATCGTATGGTCGGGAAACTAGATCTTCAAGTGCCGAGTAACTATTTAAATTAAAAACAGCATCATCTTCAACGACCAAATAATTCTTATATCCGGTTTTGATAGCAAGTTTCAAGACTTCAATGTGTGATTTTGAACAACCAAGATGTCCTCTTTTGGGTTCATAAATTGCATCAAATCTCTCTACCTTTTCTCCGAACACAGAAAGTTCCTTCTCAATTTGTTCCTTGCGATCTTTGCGGTGTTCTAAATTAATATAAAACACTTTCTCAATAAACTCAAACATTTGTTTATTATATTAGTTTTGATTCTAAAAATCCTTTCATAAAACAAACTTTAGGATGTAATAAATCTGAAGGACTATTCAACATATGAATAAATTGATTATTGATTTGAATTTGTCCATAACATGGTTTACCTTGATAGTTAAAATAATGATCTTGATATGGGTGGGGTCCGGCATTTGATATTTCTTTCCACGGAAACATCATATTAATACCATCGCGAAACCAGTAATCTTGTTTTTTAATATTAAGTTTTGAGATGAATGTGTACCAATTTTGTCCACCGGTATCAAAATGATCTGTTACTGTCCAATCCATATGATGATCTTTTACAAAGTCAAATTTATAGAAAGATAGCCATGGATGTAACGTCCAAGGGCCTTCAACTATATCGTGTTTTAATGAACCGGGAGTTTTATGAGTATCTGGTTCATTTATGTCACCCCACATACCATACTCATCAAGAAATGGGATTATTGAAAAGTCTTTAAACATAAACATATCTTGATCTAAAAAAGCAAAATATTTAGGTTGTCGTTGTTTAATAATATTATTGTAAACATAATTTAATTTTGTTCCAAGAATAGATGATCCATTATAATCTTTCATACATAGACTTTCTGGAATACTTAATAATTCTATATCTTCACTTGTACATAATATTGATAACTTCTTGCTTAGATCAGGATATTCGCCACAATTTGAATCTAATATGATTATCTTAAACGGATCCTTACAAAACTTACGGATTGTTTTAATTTGATATTCGGCACAAAAAAGGTTTGCATGAATAAGCAAATAAAACTCAATCATTTATCATATTGCTTTAAAGAATTACATATGTTTTTGACGTCACGTAGTACTCAGTATCCGAATATCCGGTTAATTGTGTCATCAAGCAAGGAATGATGATGTACCACTTATCTCTTCGCTGTAACGGGTTCCAAACACTATCTAGCGCACCTCCTATACGTGGAGTGTATGATGATTCTAGCATTTCAATACTCTTGTTAAATATATCTAAGAGAGTTTGATAATAATGTTGATTTACCAAATAAGCAGTAGAACAATGACATTTGCCTAATTTATATGTATGTGTATCATACTCTACAGCAGTTCCACCTAACATAATAACATCAAACTCTTGAGAAGCAAGTTTTTCTAGAAGAGCTGTACCCGTTTCAAATTTATTCCAAACAGCATCATCTTCAACGATAAGACAATTTTTCCATCCAGAGGAAATAGCTAATTCCATTGCGGCAGCATGACTTTTTGAACATCCAAGATGGCCTCGCTGAGGTTCGTACACTGCATTCAATCTGTGTACTTTTTCTCCAAACGGAGCCAGGACTTTCTCAATGTGTTCCCTACGATCCTTACGATGCTCCAAGTTAATGTAAACTACGTGTTCAATATAGTCAAACATTATTAGATTTGTAGGGTTGAATGTATAAATTACTTACTTAAAGTAATCAATCTTTAAAAACTAAAATGGAACAGTTAACTTTATTTACTCCAACTCACCCGATTGAACGAATTGGAAAAAATAATGATGGTGGATATGTTGTATGTAATTTACCAGGTGAATATGATCTGTTTATTAGCGGAGGTGTATCCGATGATATCAGCTTTGAACAACACTTTTTGAATAAACATTCTAATCTAAAATGTTATGCTTTTGATGGAACGATTCACTCTCTCCCGGTATCCGATACTAGAATTACATTTGTAAAGAAAAATCTAGGAAAGGAGACAGCTGAAACAACAAACTTGAAATCATATATGGATGGGTTTAACGATATATTTATGAAAATTGACATTGAAGGTCACGAGTTTAGATTATTTCCTGAATTAGAGAGTCATATGACAAAAATCAAACAACTGGTAGTTGAAATTCATAGTCCCGGTGATATTAAATTGCATCCAACATATTTTAAAGGTCTCCACGATATTGATCACCAGTTTATGTTCAGCATGTTTTCTATGATAAATAAAACACATACACTAGTACACGTCCATGCAAATAATGGATGTGAAAGTCATGTATACGATGGTATTGAACTTCCAAATGTATTCGAATGTACATTCATTAGAAATGAATATGTGACAGAAAAAAACGCTAACAAAACACCACTTCCACTAACTATTGATATGTGTAATATTCCAAGTAAGCGCGATTATTCTATTAATTCTTTTCCTTTTGTTAACTAATGATAATTGTAAGTGGTTATTATACAATTCCAAGTAAAAAACCAAAAGAATTTTATTATGAGCACATTCAGAGATTTTTTCGAAAATTGAGCTGGCAGAAAATTATCTTTTTTACCGATCAAGAGAATTATGATTCATTAAAAGTATTTGCAGGACCAAATGTTCGGTTTGTCTTACAAGATTTCAATGATCTACCTGTCTTCCAAGATTTTTCTGAAGAGTTTTGGAAAGAACAAATGAAATCAAATCCTGAACAATATCATACATGGCAACTAGGAGCTTTATGGGCATCTAAATCTTATTTTGTTCGCAGAGCATCTGAACTAGTAAATGATGACTGGCTTATTTGGGTAGATGCAGGATGTGTGCGAACAGAAGAATGGAACTTAAATAAATTTACACGCCGTAATACATTTTCTGAACCCGGAGTATACGTACAACTCTTAACCCAGTTACCATCTAAAAAATTTTTCGAATTTCCTGATGTATTTATAGCGGGTTCTCATATTTTGTTTCATAGATCAAAAATTGATTTCTATATAGAATCATATAAAGAAAATATTAATAAATATATTCAAAATAAAAAATGTATTATTAATGATCAATATGTTATAGCTTCAATGTGTAAAGATTCTTCATTTTTGAAGACAGTACCTTACAATATTTCATGTCCAGATAGATGGTTTTTCTTTTTTAGTATTATATAAATGTATAATATTTCCATTTGCGCAGTGTTTAAGAATGAATCTCATATTTTAGATGAATGGTTACAGCATTATATAGTAAGAGGAGTTGATCATTTTTATTTAGTAAATGATGATAGTTCAGATAACTTTATGGATGTATTAAACAATTATAGTGATAAGGTAACTCTTTTTCATAATGATATTCTGACAAAAAATGTAGGAAGACAAATATTAATTTATGAAAAATATTTTAGACATATTTTAAGTAGCTCGAAATGGATCGGAATTATAGATTTAGATGAGTTTTTATATAGTCCTTTAAATATACCTTTAAATACAATCCTAACCAAATATGATTGTTATTCACAAATACAAATAGACTGGTTGCAATTTGGTAGCAATGGACATATACGACAGCCTTCATCAGTTGTTTCTGGGTTTACTAAACGAGCTGTATTTGATACGTCAAAAACATATTATTCATATAAATGCCTTTTTAAAGGCAACTCATTACTCAGCTTTAATGTTCACAAAAATGAAGTTACAGGTGATACTATTCATTTAAAGTATGATGAATCGGTAGATCTTGTTATTAATCATTATTCAGTTCAATCCCTTGATTTTTTTATGAAAGTAAAATCAACTAGAGGAGATGTTAATAATTGGTTTGATCATCAAAAATTATTACGTAATAAAGAATATTTTGATAGATATGATACTAACCATGTAGAAGATTTAAAACTTTTAAATCAGATTAAATATACTCCAAAATTAAAAGACGGAGTAACTTTAGTAATTACATCTTGCAATAGACCTGGACTACTTGATAAAACTCTTCAGTCTTTTCTACAAAAAAATACGTATCCTATTTATGAAACTATACTTCTAGATGATTCAGGAGTTATAAGTTGTAATGATTCTGTGGTAGAGAAATATAAACAACTTAATATAACTAATCTATATAATAAGCAAAATCTAGGACAAACTGAAAGCATTGATAAGCTGTATTCTTATGTACAAACAAAATATATCTTTCACTGCGAAGAAGATTGGGAATTTTTACAGCCAAACTTTATTGAAAAATCTATAAAAGTATTTAATGATAATCCTGAAGAAAAGATCTATACAGTTTGGTTACGCCCTCATAATAGTACATCGGGACATCCTATTATAAAAGATAATCTTGGCAGAGGTTACTATGAAATGAAACGAGATTTTTCATATATAGATAAAGGTATTAAGTATACGTGGGGAGGTATAACGTTTAATCCTGGTCTTCGCAAAACGTTAGATTGTTTGAAGTTTCATCCATATGCGACAACATGTGAAAAGATGGAGAAAAATGGTAAAGAATATATTGGGGAATATACAATCAATAAAAAGTATGTAGAACAAGGCTATTACGCGATGATTTTAGATGATCCAGTAGGTCATGTTGATCATATTGGATGGAATCACCATATAAAACGTTTTTGGGATTAATCTTTATAATCTTTAACAAACAATGTCGCAAATGGATTAGCTTTTAGAAATCCCAATAAATCATCAACAATTACACCCTGATCTTTATCACTATAAATGATACACTTACTAAATAATTTGGGTAAACTATCAATATTTTTATTGGTCCACCAATCAATATGAAAGCTTAAAAGAAATGGGATTTTATTGTCTGTACAATAATGTACAACCTCATCAATTACAAACTCTTCTCCACCTTCTATATCTATTTTGATAAGTCCTATGTCAAGAGGATCTATATCGGATACCAACTCTGAAAGAACAATAGTATGGATGTAGTAATCGTCTTGTTTCGTTTGTTTAAACTTTATTTGGCTCATAGATTCATTTAACTCACATTTTCTAAAGTTATTAGAGCCAAATAAGAGTTGAGTTTTTTTATTAAAAAATGCATTATGTTTTATCGTAAAATTTGAACATTCTGATAGATTTAAATTATCTTCCAATGATTTTACAGATAATTTATCTGCTTCTACACAAATAACATGTTTAAAATGTTTGCATAGCCATATTGGTGTCATACCAATAAATGCACCAATGTCTAAACAGATCTTATCCTTATTTGCTACCCTTTTAAAACAAGCAAATGTTTCTGATTCCCAAGTAGCAAAACTAGCAATAAACCATTCTCTAAATTTATTAGTTTCACAAAGATCTTTAAACTTAAATAGAACACCTTCTTTCTCAAAGCTATCAATCATTTATAATAATAATACGTTATTTCTCCCAGGGGTTTGCATAAAGCATTCCTGAAATAAATCAGGACGCTGATATAAACATATTGTTAATATAGTTTCATCAAGTCCAAGTAATTTTTCACTTAAAGATTTATATATGATATCATCATAGAGTTTAAAAATTTCATCTAATTGTTCAACTGAACCTCCAAAAAATGGCCCTTTTACAATTCGATCTACGAATGAAACATTGCAATATTTATTCATACCCGTTCTAAGAAATCCATGAATTTCAGTATTATCAATATATCGTTGAGTCATTACCAAAAATTTAGAATACTTATCAAGTCTTGACTCAAAAGTTTTTAATACACTGATGTCATGTTCGCGTGTCATTCCACAATCTACCCAAAAAAACTTAGAAGATTTATGGGGATTGAGAATTGATGCTTCGCGAATACAATGTAGCTTATTCAGCTGTATTGGAATATAATGCTGTAGTTTTGCTTGGGGACTACTTTTTAACCAATGTGCTGTAGGTTGGTCATACCATTCTGGTGAAGTCCGAATATTTTCAATAGTTTGAAGGTAGGGCATTTTTGTAGAAAAATCAGAAAGTGGACTATACACAAATACACAATTTGAATACTTATCACACGTTTCTTTTATATTCAAGTCTCCAAATACTACAAATTTTAATCCAGTTGATAGTAATTCATTAAGCTGTTTTAGGTAGACATCGAATCCTCGCTTCCA